TGCCTTCACGCGCATAGTCATTTTCGTACTGTTTGACCGCATCGTATAAACCAGATGTTTGTTTCTTAAGTTCCTCAACTTCAACCATTTTCCGTTGATAATCGGAGCGAGTTTCGTATGCCCTACGATTCATGTACTGTTGAAGTACATGCGCGTTGTCGGGGGTAGGATTAAGAAAAGCCTCTTTTTCGGCTTTGTTCATATCTGCCGGTGGAACAAGCGGGATACGCTCTACGGCAGGAGTAACTTCTACTGCTGGTTGATTGGCTTGCGTTATTATCTCCGGTGCTTTTGCGACAGCATCCGGGGCTTCTTTAGTTTCAATAACTAGCGGATCATCTTCTGACTTAAAACTACGGTTTAGGGCTTCTCGTATGCTTACAGGTTCCTCGTTTCGCTCAACAGTTACTTCTGTATTAGCCGCTTCTGATTGCTCTACCTTATCCATTTAGTCGCTCCCTAATCTGATTCATTACCCTATTTACCAATTCTTTTTGCCGCCTAGAATCGTCTCTGCCAGGGTCGTAGCCCTTCTCGTAAGCGTCCCCTATTTCAACAGCACCAGCGGCTTTATATGCTTCTCGTAGCTTTCGTTTGCTTGTGTATATCTCTTTAGAATTCAGAGGGTTTCTGACGGGTGCCATTTCATCGGTAATAATGTAGTGCGACTCTGGCACTTTTACCTGCACATCCTCAATGGGGACCACCTTTTTCTGAATTTTGCAGTATTGATACAATTTGTATTTAGTCGTCATCGTCCAGCGCCAATAACATTAAAACCATTTGAATGCGTTTTTTTCGCTCATTTCCCGTTAGTTCACCGGGCTTTGCCTTGGCATGTAATGCTGCTTTTAGCTTATCAGCTAAATTCTCTCTGTCTACAGTGGATGGTAACTCTATCTCTTTTTGTCTGCTGCGAAGTATCTGCGCTGCCACTTCTTCTTCCAGTAGATCATCAGCTATCTTTCGTCGGCGTTTGGCATAACGATCTAAAATATCGCTGGTATCTGCGCTGGTACCACCAAACTGCTTAGGATTGAGCAGGAGTATTAAACTCATTGGAACTTGATAATGTAGTTGACCACAATGTAAGGCGGGTTGTTAGTACCTGTATCGCTTGGGGCGGTATTACCGCTTGTCATACTGGCATTCCCATCAACACCACCTGTTACAAGTCCAATTCGACCGCTGATGGTTGGGGCAGTGTAACTTCCAGCGGAAGTGTCGCCTTTTGGCGCTGTAGTGGTGACTGAACCCCCCCAGGCGCTATAGCCACTAGGAGAGTTAGTCACGGCTAGATCGGCCCCTGTACCCATCCCGTGATAGTGTGCCGGAACGGTATGGGTATGCGCCGGAGATGTATGGGCGTGATCTATTGCTCCCCCTGTAGCCGCAAGCGCGTTACCCGTCCCTGACGCTGCTTTACCGAGAGGGAATCGCTGCCGTAAATCTGGTAGGCTAAAACTGTTTGCATCCACGCTGCCATAAGTGACGCCAATGATGGCAAACAACTTTGCATACGTTGTCCTTGATAAACTTGTACCGTCGCAGATTAGAAATGAACTAGGCGCTGTGGCTGAATACCACAACAGTCCGGCCCCTATTGGTAATTCTCCACCAAAAACCGGCATTAAGTTACCTCTGTAACGCGCATTGCTCCTGTTGGCGAACCGCTCCAAATACCATCAATGATGCCAGTATAGACTGGGGTAGGTAACTCTAGCGTTTGGGCGGGAAGCAGGTTGTAACTAAAACTACTGCTAGAAGCTGTTGTGCCTAGCTTTACATATACTGCTGTGTCGGCATCGTTATAGAGTATGGCTTGGCGACGCGAAGCGTTGGATGCCAAAAGTGTTGTGTTGGAAGCGGCTGCGGTAACATTGCTTAACGTGCTGGTTGAATACGTTGCGTTCGCAACGGACCAGGTCCCGCTTTGCGTTGCCGCTACTGTTCCATCTACTGTGATGCTGCCGCTGTTATCGGTAATAGGAATTGCGCTTTGATTACTAGCAATAACAACCGGCAAGCTGTTTGCCATTGTTGCTTGACCCTTAACGCCATCAATATCTCCAATGGACGTTGTAAGCGATCCTGATGGATTTACCTTTACGTTTACAAACCCGCCACCACCTGCTGTGGTTTCGCCTGTAATAACCGAGCGAGTAAGTTTGGCCAAACTGTACTGATTAAGCGTTTCATTGATTGGATTAACATCAGAAGTAGTGCCGGCTGCAACGCAAGCAGTGTACAGAGATAAGTCACTAGCACCAGAAGTTTTAGCAATCTGTATTGTAACAGGTAACTCCGGGTCTTGAATTGACGGCGCTAATTGTAAGTTCGGAATGCGAATAGTATGAAAAACTATCCATCCGCCATCGGGACTAAACACCTCAAAGTAAATAGAAGCCGAGCCAAGCCACGCAAACCTGATACGATAAAGGTTGCTGTAAGTTAGGTTGATAGCCTCTGGCGTACCGCCGCGAGTAAACTTACTTCCTGATGAACCATCAAGCGGATCACCATTCCAACTTGCCCGCGCAGTAGTTGTATCGCCTCCACCACTACGAAGGGTAACCCCGAAAGAAGTGCCTTCGTACCCAACAAAAAACCCATTGTTAGCATCAAATAAGCCAATGCGTTGATAACTATTGGCTACGCCTGTAGTAAACGCGGCAGTGAAGAAAACGTATTCCTCATGTGCTGGTCTATACTTACAGGTATAAACGCTAACACCTTTGGCACTGCCGGTTGCGTTAGTGCCAGTGCGATATCTGGCATGCCCACCGGTGATAGTTGCGCTACCACCTGACGCGGTAGTGTTGGTAATAACATCAGTGTTGAAACTACTAAAAAAGCTAATTTCAATTTCGTTATTGCGTTGACCAGTAACGGCAACACCCAATACATCGGAGTTAATTGTTGCCTGTAACCCCGATGATAATGCGCTGTTAATGTTAAGAAGCGTTGCTTCTGTTGCAAAGTCTGGAACGGTCAAATCTTCAGCGCCGCTACCACCATAATCAATAGCCATCACCTGCACCTGCTCGCCGCTCTTGTCTATCGTGCGTACAGGAATATCAGTATTGACACTGGTAGGCGAGTTACTAACCGTTACGTTGTCTGACACGCTTAATCCTCATCTTCCATGTCATTTAACTCAATGCTTGGATTACCAAGTTCATCGAGAGTAACTTTGCCGACACGTTTTGCTCGCTTAGGAATCACGTTGTTAATAACGATAGGTTGCTGTGTTTGTGTTGGCGCTTGAGTCATAGTGCGGAGTGACTCCATGCTCATGCGTAGCTTTTCAATCTGCTGTTCAGAAGCAAGTCGCCTTTCTTCCATTAGCTTCTCTGACTCACTTAACCTGATTCGCATCTGCTCAAGTTCTAACTTCTGTAACTCAATGATCTGAGCCATACGATTAGACTCTTGGCTGATGTTATGCTTAATAGCATCAGATTCCGTATTAGCCTGAATCTTAAGCATATCAGCCTGCACACCGCCGGCTTTGATCTGCAATTCCTGCTGTGCAATCTGCAATTCCTGTTGCGCTATGTATTGTTCAAACTGTTGCTTATCGACAGCTAGTTGCGCATCAAGTTGCTCACGCTGCATCTTTATTTGTTGCTCTGCCGCCGTAAGCTGATTCTTTTGAGCAGCATCTTGCATTTGCATTTGAGTTGCTTGAATGCGCGCTTGAGACTCCATCTGGGCGATCTGCATTCTTGCTTGCATTTCTTGTTGCACTGGATCTGGGGGCGGGGGTTGCTTGGCCGCTTCTTCTTTAGCTTTTGCAATTTCTCCAATTTGGTTAAGGGCTTTCGTGAAGATGCCATCTAACTCCTTTCCGCTCTTAAAACGTTTAATGACGTTCTGGAATAGTTCAATGCTAAACCCTAACAACGGAGGATACTGCTCAATCAACGACCGCATTTGATTAAAAAACTCGCCGCAAGTGCTCATGAGTTGCGCACCCTCTTGCTGCTCTTGCATTTGATCAACGGCTACCATCGAATCAGAAGCAATTTTAATGCGGTAACTTAACCTATCATCACTACGAAGCAGGTTAAGGATCTGCATCTTTAAAGGTGCCATCATCATCTCCGGCGATGGAGGTGGTGGAGGCGGAGGCGTTGGCGGCATCATTTCACCACCTGTCTCATCCGGTGGTATAGGTGGTGGAGGTGGGGGAAGTTCTGGAAGTATTGGCGCTAACAACCTATCGGCGTCACCAACTTGGAATATCTGCTCTGGTTCAAACAGAGTAGCAATGATTGTACCAAGTCGCTCAATACCATCAGAGATAAACTTGGCAAACATGTTTTGCCGAACTACTAAGCCAAGCGACGACCAGGCATTCTCTAGGCGATTAGCCGTGGCACTCTTGTATTGCTCGCTTGTGCCGCGAAGAAGATCACTAACCTTTAACGTTTCATACAACTGCTCAAGTGCTGCTTGTCGTGCAGCTTGCAAAGTCTGCAGTGCATTTACATAAGCAGTAATATCCATCGTCTCTACGCCAGCTTGCAAACCGCCGCGGCTTTTATATGACGGCCAATTCATGACAGGGATCATCTTGAGATCACCCTGCATTAACTGCTCTACAGAATTGCCAAGGGTTGCGTCATACAAGGTATTGGTGCGAATAGCCTGAGTAACAGCATGAATGCGGGTGGTGAGGCGTTCAACCTCAAGGATCTGATCCTTTACATGCGCGTAATCAGAAACAGGGATAACGCTATCAGGGTCTACGCTTTGAGAGATAACACTACACGGATAAAAGTTTTCAAAGTCTATCGGTGGTTCTGACTCGTATATGATGCCTTTGTCGCTGTTCTTGTGAACCCAATAAACGCGCTCTGTCTCTTCGCACCATATCTCGTATAGTTCAGCTTTGCCCTCATACTTAGTCTGATCCTGATACTTATATTTCTTATCTTTATCAGGAAAAGAATCGTAGTTGAGGTCATCAGCTATCTCAGCCCCAAACATCTTTTCAGCTTGGGTACGTGTCAAATACGCACGACGACCGCGCCACTCTACCTCTGTCTCATTCCTAGCATCAGAACAAAGGTAATCGTTATACTGAACTGCATCGAGAATCGCGTATTCTTCTTCCTTAGTTTCCTGCGGTACTTTGACTAACACCAACCCGCCGGGACCAGGTCTACTCTTGCTGGTATCACCCTCAAAAGGCTGGCCCTTGTCATCAACTAAGACACCATCCGGCCCCTGGAATAAAGCAATCTCTACTTCATCCTCTTCGATCTCAGCTTCATACCTAGCCCACAAAACAGCACGACCAGTGAGCAAAAACTGTAAAGCTGCGTTGTAACCAACCAAGTCAAATGAACAGTCCATATCCATCGAGTATTGGATATTGCGCTCAAGAATGACGGCGCTCATCTCTTCAATAACACCGCCGGCACGTTTGCGAAGGGTTACTTCCGCTTTAGGTGTGCTGGAATAGTAAGCAGGGAGCAAAGTATTAATGCAATACCACCAACTATTAAGCCTTCGTTCGGTGTCATTTAGAATACCTACTTGCTTTTGTGCGTTGTAAACCCTAACGGACTCTTCTGCTAACTCTACAAACTGTTTGCTTCTATCCTCAGCCTTGCCGATCTCACTCTTCCAGTACGCCCCGCTAAACTTTTCGACCAACGGCTTTATCTTCATATCCTTGCTCTGTTCTGTTGCGCTCTAACTTGCGCAATGTAGGCTTGTAACTTAACCATGCCCTTGTTCAACACTTCTGTCGGTTGTTCCCATTTACTGTCTATCAACCGTTCTTTACACAGATACCGTAAAGCATCACAAGCATGATCCTCTCCGGTACTGTCTGCATCTTCGGGGTGCCGCTTGTCGATAGCAAGTGCCGGTAATGTTTCTAACAAGTACGGACACTGGGTCGTAATATACAGTAGGGCTGGCTTGGCTACCAAGCGTTGTCTGATCTGCGACCAGCCGCTCTGCCTGTCATTATCGGCCATGCGAAACGAAGGATGTTTGTATTTGGCAAACACCGCATGAAACTGATCAGCTATTGAGGGTCCACCCTGGGTATTGAATATAGAGGGGTCTGCTGCAGCATGGACACTTTCGCCAACGGAAGCCGCTGCAATTCTGTTTGCTTGCTCAACGTTATCGACCCCTTTTCCCCACATTTCTCGGTAGATGACAATGGCACCCTTGGGGTATGGGACCTCATTACCCGCGTCATCACGTCCAGAACTAACAGCGCCCCACACAGCGGCAAAAGGACTACGATAGCCCCAATCATAACCGAGATAACAAGGCCAATGCTTAGGACGGTTGAAAGGTGCAATAATGTGACGTGAGCTAAATTCTGGAAAGTAGCTACCTTCATGTATTTCCCAATCGCCTTCTAGCCAAGCCCGAACAAGTTCCGGGCTACCAACTAAATGTAACCGATCAACGTAGCCAGGATCCTGCGCTAAAAGTATCTGGTTGTCACCGATCCTTGAGGGTATGTAGATGTAGTCAAAACTGGACCCGTTAGGCAGTTTCTTACTAAGCACTTTACGCCCTTTCGGGGCGGGTCTAATAAACAATTCCTTTAGCCAGTGATGCCCCACACCGCCGGGGTTAAAGGTAAGAATAATCTGTGGATTACCTTTACCTCGTAACGCACCAAACAGCTTGTAAATAGGGCTAGGGTCGGCAAAGTTTCCCGCCTCTTCCACGCAAGCCATCGACAGGTTTTGCCCCTGATACTTCTCGGCGTCGCCATCATCACCGAGCGGTCTAAACCTAAGTCTGGCACCGTTAGGAAACGTAAACTGCTTCTTTTGATCCTGCCAGTGAGCGTGTAGAGGTAAATATATCTGCTTTGCTCGCTCTATAAGGTCATCAGCTTGGGGTAGCTCTTTACGAAAAAAGATAGCGTTGAAGTCGCTTCCGTAACGCTCCTGGTCTACGGCAATCTTGCCTAACACCCCGTCGGTCTTTCCCCCGCCGCGAGCGCCGCCATACCCAATAAGAGTAATAGGGCAATTAACCAGCATCTCCTGTGGCCCAGGTTGAGGACTCCAAACTATCCGCTCACTAACGCTCATGCGGCTGTCCGATACCTGACACTGTTAATCTTCGGTTCTCAGTAAATGCCTACCGGAGCAGGAAACAGTAAAAACGCCCACCATTAGACAACCAGCCGCAACTACTCCTTAGCATCTTTCGGTGGCTTAGGCATCGGCGGTTCAGGCAGCGGCATCCAGTGGGATACATAGCTCAACGCCTTTTCAGACGATCCTTGTCCCTCGTCAAATATCCACGACTCGTTGCCATAGGTCGCAGTAACTACCCCCCGCCACTCAGTGTTGACGATGCACAGTTCATTCATTTCCGGCAGCCGCTCCTTAACGTTGATCCATTGAGGTTGTGCGGCCTTGTAGCCAGCTAGGAAGGCATCATAAGCAACAGAGTAAACTAAATGACTATCGGGCGGTACGTTGCTCTTTGGGCTATCACGGTAGTCGCAAGCGTATGACGCTGCCAACAGCTCTAATTTATCCACATCTTCAGGTGTTTTCATACCGTCTGTCATATATCTCCCTAGTCACACTCCTACCCTTGCCACGCCAGCCAAAAACACGCCGACACTGACTACACTGAAGGTAGTACCTATCCGTCACACAATACCCTATCCACTCACACTTGGGACACCGGTAAAACACATCAATAGGCTCAGGTAACCTAACAGGCTTACGCTTTTTCGTCATAAAACGGGGGAGTAGGTAAAGGCATCCAATGCGGAAACGCCTCAAAACTAACACTCCTATCACCCACTACCCAAGCACCAGCCGCACAATCCAAATACCCAACCTGATGCTTACAAGTAGGGCCAGTTATCAACACCTCAGTAAACGGCGTAGGCGCAAACTCAGTCACCCGTAACCACGGCATAATAGCCGGCAAACTAAGACTCTTGAAAAACTCCTGCCTCAAATGTTCAGGATCATAGCTAGTCATCAGTATCCTTCTCCAAATACTTAGCCACAAACTCATCCCGACTTAGCGGCTTGGCACTAACTACCGCCCTAATCTCACCTACATGCTCCACTACATTAGCCTCAGTCCAACCCAACTTAGACTTACCTAAGTACATCAATATCTGCGGGTTGCCCGCCATCGCCTGCTCCATCAACCCCCTAGCCACAACCTCCTGCATGTTAGCCCTACCAACCTCATACTCCTCAATATAAAGCCTATTAAGCTGCTCAACCGTTACCCTACACGCTATAGCTACCGCCGACTTACTTAACCCCAACCTACCTAACCTCTCCACCGCTCCAGCTATCTCAGCGTCCTTCTGCACCACCTGATCACTGTAATCCTTCCTGCGCTGCGCTCTGGGTGGTGGCATCACAAACTTGGGCGATAAATTTTTTTCCGCGCCGTCAGCCTCAACAACAACCTCCGGCTCTATAGCAGAATCAACTTCTACAGCGGGCTTGTCGGTTTCATCAGTCATAAAAGTGTTTGAATGGAGTATTGGGATATTTTTGTGGGGGGTTAGATGCCGCCGCTGTCTCGCGGGCGGTGGTTTTTAAATCGGATCCGAAAGTTAAAACTGAGTCCGGGCTGGCACTTACCCCGCATCCCATTGGAAACAGGTTATGCCTTACCCTACCTAACATATTGATTCCACTGGCCGGCAGGGTGGACCCCTTGCTTAATAGTTTTCTGTTTCTCGTAAAGTAAAATATGCTAAGTGATTCTGCGGGGTTAGGTGTTGGCATGTAATGATTACTGTGACTTAGCTATGTCTCTGAGTAACTGACACCATTCTGAATCGCTCAACCCGGACAGAGATTGCAGTGCAACAAGCTCTTCTATTGTGTAAACCCGCTTGGTGCGCTCCCTGTTCACTATCGCGTAGCGCGGCAACCCCATTAAAGCCGCCATATCGCTCTGAGACAAGCCGAGGCGCGCACGTACCGTAGTATATAGGATGCCTTGAGATTGTCGACTGTGGCGCAACCTACGCCTCGACACGCCCTCTTCTATCTCCTTCTTGGTCAAAATCAGGTTATGCAC